TTGGAGTAAACATACGAGGAGTCAGAAACTTTCTGCAGCGCGGTGAACTTACTGACTTCAGTCATGTTCAACGGGTAAGAGTTAATCTCCACGCCGCGTAAAGCCAACTTCGAGGCCGCCAACAACCGGGGATTCTGAAACTGGACAAACTTGTCCATGTACTCACTCCAAGTGTCAGCACGGCCGCCAATGGCGGCCTGCGTGTTCATGACACCGGCATAAATAATCCCGGAAGCAGTTTGCAGTGCGGTTGGGCACATGATCTGCACAGTGAGCGCAGCCGGCACCAACGTTGCTGCATCACCCAGGCCACTGAGATCAACAGTGGTGGTCTGGGCATTTGCGGTCGCGGAGTTGATGGGGTTCCCGGGGTTTAAATCCGAGACCATGACCACCTCGCTCCAATTCCCTTGCTCGAGAGCCGAAATGGAGCCCTCCTGAAAAGTGCCAATAATATTGGCGCGGGTGCTGATCTGCACGCGGCGCGTGGCCCGAATGGTAGTGTAAGGTCCAACGGCACGCGGCAACGGCAAATGGGAAGGGTGCTTGGCATCCCAGCACTTAAGGCTGTAAGCTTGCCGGTCACCCCCAAACGGTCTGGGCACAGTGGCACCCACGCCCGTGGCCAAGACACGCGTACCGTTACTACGGTTCGCTGGCCTAGGCTGGCGGCGTGGACGACGGCCATTGCGATTGCCCTGGGGCTGGCGGCGGCCTTGGCCCTGGTTGCCACGCGAACCGCGCGACATGGCGACAAGGTAGGAGCGCGAACGATCTGACGCAACTGGGCCTCACCCAGGTCGTCGTGAGCCGTAGCTCCACGAAAAGTGAAACATAACAATACAGAGCGAAAAGCGCGCTGACAAGTCAAGCGCGCAAAACCCACACCCAAGGCACCCCTCCCGCACAAGCTCGGCCAAAACTATCGGGTTTCCCCGTTCGGCGCCGAGCCAGGCGATCAACTCCTGGTGCTTCCAAAGGTGGCCTCAAGCTACCACCTCAACCGACATGACTCGAAATGCGATCAACAGCTGCCGTGGATGTTTGACAGTCGACGTGAGAGGTCGGCGGGCTTGGAAGGAATGCCCCTGCTACTAGGTGTGCCCAGATTTGTCAAGCAGCGCTGGGTCGCAACGTAACCATTCTTTAAGCCCCCTACCAACACACCACGCCATTACAGCTTGGGTGCCAGGTTCACATTCCTTAGGAATGCGCGGGAGAGGGGGGCCTCCTGTGCGGATAAGGGTGGCAAATCCCACGCGGTGGTCAACCCGCGCTCCACACGGCTTTCACCTCAGGCCAGCTCCTAACTGGTCCGGCAGGCTGCGCCCTGCTTGCGCTCATCAAGCGAGGGGTCAAGAATAAGCCTGGCTCGTTGGGGTGTCTCCCTTCAGCACCCCGGACAAGGAGCGGGGGGCGGAACGTCCCCGATTTGCAAGAGTCCTACGCCATCTCCCCCGAGGCATTTCCTCCTCGGGGCCTGGGACTTTAATTCCTAATTAGACAGCACGGGGAGAGCACCACGGCTGCTCACGAGCGCCACGACAGGGGCAGGCTCTCTCGGAACCCGTCCCAATCCTTCAGTGTGTCGTAATCCCAGAGCCGCAAGGTGAACCTCGACAGCTCCTCCTCCGTGCACTCAAAGCCCACGGCGGCAAAGCGGGCAAGCTCAGACTTGTCAAAGCCCATGGCCGCGCCATTCTTAAGGTTAATCTCAGTGACGAGATCAGCCTCGACGAACTCCTCACACGCGCCGACAGTGCGCATGACCAAATCGCGATCAACATTCGTGTTTGCTGACAATCCTTCGTAGTACCGTAGATACTTGATGGAAATAGTGGGTGACAAGCCAGCAAACTCGAAGGCGCGCGACAAGGCAGCAGCACGGGAAACAGACTGGCAACCAGCCCGATTCTCCGCCTTGAAATGCTCT